AATTGAACCTCAATTTATGTTGGCAAGCTACGCTTGCAATCCCGCAAAGCGCCACCTACTCCCGTCATACAAGCCGATTCTTCGGGATTTGCCCGAAGCACGAAACTTAGTTTCGTGTAGGCATAAAATTTCATTTTATGCCATTCGGCGGTATATTGTGTTAATCACCAAACACTCAAAACCTCCCCGGTGGCATCGGTCAAACACACCATTTCAGCTTGCGACACATCAAAATTGGTTACTGCTCTCTTCAAAACAGGAGTAACATTATTTTCAATATCCCGAATCGAAATTGATTCGCCCGGTCGGATTATAAATGAAGGCATTTGCCACTTGAACAAATCTTCCCAATCATCGGTGAGGTACATTCCTTTCGTGGAAACGGCACTGTCCGTGTTGTTCAACACTTCAATGAAATAATTTCCGGAATCGCCGTCCTCGACAATGAATATACTGATTTCCTCATATTCATAACAAAAACATTCGTTCTCGGCATACTCGCCACCGCAAACCGTACAATAAAGAAGACAAAACTCGCAATAGCAATCATACCAAAACTCACCGCTATCCGGACAGAGGCAATCGCCGTAATTGATGCAGTCCGCCCAAAACTCACCGCAAACAGGGCAAAACCAATCGTCAACACAGAGACATTCATCATCTGCCAAATTGCCGCCGCAATTCATGCAGTAAACCCAACAATAGTCGCAGTAACAGTCATACCAAGGCTCGCCGCTGTCCGGACAAAGGCAGTCGCCGTTATTGAGACAATCCTCCCAAGAATCACCGCAAACAGGACAGAATCCGCCGACTTCATCGCAATAACACTCATCGTCTGCGAAACTACCACCGCAATCCATGCAATAGAGATTGCAACAACTTCCCAAGCAACTATACCACGGCAGACCGCTCACCGGGCAGAGACACTCCCTGTCATTGACACAATCTTTGCGAATTTCGCCGCAAACGGGGCAGATGTCGAAGTAATAACTGCTATCGCAGTCGCTCTTGAAACAGCATATCTCGCAACTGTTACATTCCTCGCACCAACCTACCTCGAAGTCTTCACGACAATCTCTGCCCCAATCGCAACCGAAGCAATGGGGAATATCAAACTCGAAATCGCATGAACTGCAATAGTCGCAGTTAGGGCAGAGGCTTACGTCATCTTCGCCGCATGAAACGCAAGCGGTGGTGTCTGCATAAGAGTTGCTGTAGTTTGACGATTGCAATGCTATGCTTATTATCATTACGAGTGATAATATTGTGATTATTTTTTTCTTTTTCAAAGTCTTATTTCCTTTTCTTGCTTAAAACTTAACGTAATTTCGAGGGTTTTTATGTGACCCATTTACTCTAATTTCAAAATGCAGATGATTTCCTGTACTATTCCCTGTACTACCAACACCGCCAAGAACAGTATTTTGGTTAACGGTTTGCCCTACTTTAACATTGGGTGTTCTAACCATATGAGCATATATGGTTTTAACACCACCTCCATGGTCAACCTCAACGCAGTATCCAAAATTCCCACGCCAACCCACCTGCACGACTTTACCGCTCTTAGTAGGATAAATAGCTGTCCCTGCCGCTACGGAGAAGTCAATACCAGTGTGAAATCCGCTTTTTCTATTACCATATTCTGAAGATACTCTTCCTTTGCCTTTCAAAGGGTGTTGATAGGTTTCGCTCTTCGGAGGTGTGGGTGAGTTTGGAACTGTTATAGTTTTAGGCTCACTCTCTACAGTTATTTCGTTAGCCGCACCGCCAACAGCGTATACTATTATCCTGTAAGTTGCTCCTTTTGTCAAAAGCGATGCCGGGTATCGTCCTTCAAATTTACCTTTTCCGTCGCATTTAACTACTATCTCGTCGCGACGAATCGGATATCCTCCGGTTGTTGCTTGACGTGTAGCTTTCATACTGCGAGTTCCGTTTGAATAAGTTCCCTTAAACACAATGTCACCACCGGACATTGTAATGCTTGAGATAATCGGCTTTGGTATGGTTACACTGCCCCCCACCTTAAACTCTATACGGTCGCCCTCAGTTTCGGCTACGCTATTTTTGAAGATAAAGCGAACTCCAATATTGTGACCTTGATGATTTCTCAAATGAGTAAGTGATACAAACGGAGATGTTATTTCTTCTTTGTAGCAGAGTTGCTTGCGGCAACTATCACAAGCAATATTGATTAATAAATCATACTTACTTTTATCATAATTGCTAATCGTGAACGGCAGGTCTTTAGTCGGGTCTACAGTTCCACTTACAGCACTCACTTGAGGTTTAGGAGGGCGTTGTTCAGTGGCAGGAACTGATATATCCTTTGCATCGCTCCATGTTACCGGAGTGCCGGTCGTTCTCATACCTTCATTCAACCTTGCCTCTACTTTTATTGCATAAGTCGCACCTGCGACTAAAACCGATGCCGGGAATCTTACGGTAAAGCTACCTTTTCCGTCAGATGTGATAATGCCGTCTTCGAGTTTGTTTCCGGTAGCTTTATTTTGTCTCTCACCCGACGTTATCGTTGTCCCCGATGAATGTTTTCCTGTTGCTACAATATCACCGTTTTCTATTATAATGCGTTCAATAATCGGTTTAGATGTCGGTATTATCGGCGTTGTCGAATCGCTTGCTACCTTAAATTCTATGCGGTTGCCATCCGTCGTTCCCGCACTGTTTTTATGGAGAAAACGAACGCCAATACTACAGCCTTTATGCTGGTTTAACCAAAAAGAGCTCAAATGCGGCACGGTTACTTTCTCGGCACGGCAAAGGAACACACCGCAACTATCGCAAAAAGCATTGATTAGCAAGTCGTATGTGCTTGAATCGTGATAGCCTGTAAAGTTGAGTTGTTTCGTAGGGTCAACTTCACCGCTGATTGCGTTGGTGTTAGGTGCGGCAGGGCGTGCCACCGGAGCCACAACTCGGAAATATGCTACACTCCAACGAGCCGTTGCCCCCGCTCTTCTGCCGGCAATGCCTATTTTATACCAACCCGGGGTGAAAACCGATGCCTTTAACTCTTCAAATCCATGTGAATTATTAGCCACACCTTTTGCCTCCGGGTCACCTTTACCGAGAATATAGGCGTAACGCGGATATGTTAATCCGCCGCCCCCGTCATCGCGATTTCTCCAACTGCTGATATTGTTTGAATCATACAACGTTTTCTCAATGCGTTCATCGCTTCCGTCTGTTTTTCCTGGTTCGCCTTCAAGTTTTGTTATTCTTACTTGCGTTCCGGTTTGCTGACCATTTCCGATAGCAAAGCCAAAATTACCGCCTTGCCGCATTTCGCCGTATTGTACGCCGTTGGCGAGTGTGCCTATGCGGGTTATACCCCTTTTAAAGGTTATTGTCGGGGAGGTGAGAGGGAGTGTAGGTGAGGTGTTATATTTATCAAAATATTTTCCCGCTGGCTCACGATACTTCGGTCTAAGAGCTATGTCGCAGCGTTCATAATGCGTAGCGACAATAAACCCTGCTTCACAAGCAGCAGCTCTGTTTGTCCCTATAACGGCTTTAAGCTTATTATATGCATTTTTTTCTGTTGTCATAAATTCATGCCATATAAACTCAAGTTGTTTATTAAATTGGGTTGCCCAATTCGCACCAACATAATTTATCATTGCTGTCCGCCGACCACCACGCCATTGGCATAGTCCGGAAGACTGTTGCCCTTTATCGTTTGGATTGTGTGCCGCAGGATTAAACGAACTTTCAACAGAGATTGCTCCCATAATTCCTGCCGCTTGAACCGGAGTAAGACCCTTGCCTATAAAAAAATTCCAAGCAACATCAGTGTTGCCATTGAAAACTACCGCCGCCTCTGTTTCGATAATCATCGGCTCAATTATAGGTATGTAGCCTGTGACACCTCCGATGGCAATTGCGACGGCAAGCAAAATGCTTAACCCTTTTCTCATGATAGTTGTTTTCATAACGTAATCCTCCTTGTTTAATCTTAATTTTGCTCCCTATAAAAACCTCTACTTTTTTATAGTAGCCCCTTTTGTGATAACAAAAGGTCTTTTTATGAGGAAAACAAGGAAAAATAAACTAAAACAGAAAAAATTTTGAAAAATCTCTAAATTTTGCTTGACAATTTAAAAAGTTCATGTTATAATGCTTTTATATTGTAAACTATAAAAAAGTAGGATATTTTATAGCTTACTTCCTCCCCTTAGCCGCGCGATATTCCCGCAAACGGTTATAAAACGTGGCTTCTTTAAGCCCTGTCTGCTCCAAAACGTCTTGCAATCGGATTTTCCCACGCTCCCACAGCTTCACGACTTCGCCGAAATTTTCGGGAGACTTTTTTATAGGTCGCCCAAAACGAACCCCACGTATCCTCGCCGCCGCAATCCCTTCTGCTTGCCGTTGAAGAGTGACATTCCGCTCTAACTCGCTCACAGCCCCGAATACGGTCAGCATGAACTTCCCTGTCGGAGTCGTGGTGTCGATGTTTTCTTTCAAGCAAACAAAATCGACCTCACGTGCCGTCAGCTTATCCACAAGGTCGAGTAAATCCCTTGTATTACGGGCAAAACGGCTGATAGATTCGACTATAACGGTGTCGCCTTTACGCACGAGCGACATAAGCCGTTTCAATTGCGGTCGTTTTGTGTCTTTCCCCGACAACTTGTCAATGTAAATGTTTTCGGTGGGAATCCCTAACTCTCTCATGGCGATGAGTTGCCTATCGATGTTCTGTTCCACGGTTGAAACTCTGATATAACTGTATTTCTTCATAAAATCAGTCCTTTCTCGTTTTATGAAGATTATATACCAACCACTATAAAAAAGTATTGTAGGCATTTTGTAGTGAAATTGTAAAAAACGCAAAATCCCGTTATGGTTTATGACCGTAGCGAGATTTTTTTTGCACCCATTTTGCACAATTTCGGTACAAGTGCGAAAAGATGAGTATCGGTTTAGCGATGAAAACAGCCCAAGCAGAGTGTCAACCTATAAAGGTAAACGTCTGCGGTGGTGGCTTCGGTCGCCCGATATGCAAGCCGCCGAGCAACTTGTCCCGTATATTATATTGCGGCTGATTACGGGAAGCGATGAGCAGACACCCGGCGAATCCCCGACAAGTGAATGCAAAGTCCGTGTTATAGCAGTCACTTACAGCAAGGACGACAGCCAAGGTGCGTTGGATGCGTTGAACGTGATTACACGGATTCGGATTGCGTTGTTGAAATCGGGGGTTGTAGGGCAGTTTCTGATTAAGCCGCAAATTGAGTATCTTATGTACGAAAACGACACAAGCCCGTACCACATCGGCGAAATGATGTTGACGGCAGAAATGCCGACTGTTACACGCGAAGGACTTTTTTCATGAATTTTCATAAAAAGTCTTGACACGGGTGAAATAATGTGGTAATATGATAAATGACAAGGGCAGACCTAAGCGGTCAGCCGAGCTCAAGAAAGATGAAAAAACAACTTACCTTGGTCGGGGCGGTTGTTTTTTCATTTCAACAATAATCATGTAGATTACGAATAATTTCAAGAATTCTACTATTATATCCATGAGCATCACTCCCTTCATTGAAATCGCGCCTTGAAAAGAAGCTCAGCCAACCACCGTTTAACCGTTATAGAGTTATAGTCTACCCTTATCGAAATTTATTATATCACATTATTTGACAAAATGCAATGAAAATTTTAAATTAAAAACATTCCACTGTTGTGGGGTGTTTTTTGTATTACGAGAAAAAAAGGAGGTAAATACCACATGGCAACAACAGAAAAAAAGACTGCCGCAACTAAACCGGAAACTTACTCTTATATGTACATCGGGCCGACTATTCCAAGCGGACGATTGAGTAATAATCGACTTCTTTTCGGGCGGTACAAAGACATAATAAATCAGTACACAAAAGAAATTGAGGAATACCCCGCAATCAAAAACTTAATTTTGTCCGTTGATGGAATTGCGGCGGCTTCCCACAAAATCAAGCAAAAGGGGAACTCGTTAAACGCTTTCTATGCGCAGATTGAAAGCCAAATTAATACGAAAGGACAACAATCACATGAGTAACTTTTTTCACGGTGTTCGCACCGAACGCGAAAAACGTATCAACACGACACCGATTGTAGCGGCAAGCGGAATTAGCTTTGTTGCCGGGACTGCTCCCGTTCATACGGCGAGCAACGCTCCTAAAAGCGGCTGTGTCAACGAGCCGTTTCTCGGTGGGAATTTCAACAACACCGAAAGGGCTTTGGGGTACGGGGACGACTGGCAAAAATACGACCTTTGTGAAGTCATGTATTCGCATTTCTATAATTATGCGACTGCTCCCGTTATATTCGTGAATGTTCTTGACCCCGAAAAGCACAAAAAAACAACCGCAGCAAAGCCGTATGACATAATCGACAGGCGGGTTATACTCCCGTTTGAGGCGATTAAAAGCACGGTTCGTGTGACAACCCCCGCGGCAGTATTGGATACCGATTATGCGTTATTTTATCACAAAAACACACTTATACTCGAAATCCTTGACGGCGGCTCTATTCCTTCGACAGCGACAACGCTGACTGTCGGGTTTGATGAAGTTGAACCGTCAATGGTGACTGCCGCGGACATAATCGGCGGTTATGACATCGCCGACAGAAAGCGGCGCGGCTTGGAGTTGATTGAATCCGTGTTCCCGAAATTCGGACTCACACCTGACAATTGCCTGTGTCCTAACTGGTCACACAAACCCGAAGTTGCGGCAGTCATGGCGGCGAAAATGGACGGTAAGTTTCGTGAAACATTACCCACGATTTTATCGGCGAAAAGTGTACATTTCAGTAACGATTCGAGTGTGTATTACAACGTCAAGCACGTTTCTGCAGGGGCATTAGAACGGCGATTGTCAACGCTTTCGGAGTTTTCGCTGACGTTCACTTGTAGTCCGTTTCGGCACTTGCGGAAAGCAAAACAAGAGCTCGCCAGTGTCGGCGGCTCTGCCGTCGAGCAGGGCGAGCTTGACGATTTTATCGCTCCGATTACGCTGACTTCGTCGGGAAATGTTGCGAATATCGGGACTGTTTATTCGTTCCCGAAAATCACCGTTTATGGCACTGGTAGTCGCACTTTGACGGTCAACGGAAGGGCTGTTATTTTGAATATTCTGCAAGGGAATTTGACGTTGGATAGCGAGTTGAAATTGTGCTATTTTGGCAACGTCGCACAAAATCAGAATATGCAGGGTGAGTTTCCGGTTTTGGAAGTCGGAAGTAACGCAATCACGCTTGGGAGCGGGATTTCACGAGTTGAGATTGAGGGGCGGTGGAGGAGTTTATGATGCGGTTTCTGTGTTTTCGCAATTCCATTCACAAATGCGAAGTTCAAACCCATTTAAGTCGATAACGGTGAACAATTTCGCGCCCCAACCTTCATCTCGAATTTCCGAAATTTTGTCACATCCTGTATTCATTATTTTGTCGCGCATAGCCACGATTCCTTCGACAAAAACGAAACAAGAGGCGTTCGCACCTGTGATTTTATTTTTGTCTTGCAAAAGATGAAATAAATACTCGGTGTCGGGAATTTTTATCATTGTGTGTTCCCATTTTTCGCATTGCTCTTCCGTGCAATCGCACTCAAAACCCAAATGTTTTTTGTACCACCTAACCGTGTCAACAATTGACGGCACAAACAGGGTAAAACCGGTTATATTTTGTATAAATTTCGGCTCTAACATCCGATAAATCCTCCAAATTATAAATTTGCATTATCACAAAAAGAATCGAGGTGATTTCCCGTGATAACTTTCTACAACCGCTCCGAAACTGACTTCAGTCACAACGGTTTCGGCTGTCTTGACAATTTTATCATAAATCCGTGCGTTTGTCAAGACTTGAACGGGATTTTTTTGCTTGAGTTCGATTATCCGCTGTCCGGTGCCGGAAAGCCAAACAAGTGCGGAGGTGTCGGTGGCTTCGCCGCCGAGCAGTCCGCATGACGTTTTGCAAGACCAACTCTTCCGAATTGCAGAGCGGGAATCCACTAATGGTGGTTTTTTCACGTAGTCGCCTATCACGTTTTTTACGATTTATCGCAGAATTTTATTGAGGACACTTTTGTGGTAAATCGCAATGGGCAAGCGGCTTTACAGCAGATTTTGCATTATTTTAGCGGCACGAGCTTCCGAGCCGCAAATCGGCAGTGACGTAATCGAGGACATGGGGATAGATGACTTTAGTCAGATAAGGAATGCGGCACGCCGTTTTTTGACGAGTACCGATTAAGTTCAAGCAACCCGTGTCAGTGGTTGCGACAAAACTGTTATAGGCTTAGTCGGGCTTCTAAGACCGGGATTGGTTTTTGGTTGTCGATGACACTTTCGGAAATTATGCTGTGGATTGGTGATATTAATGAGGTTATTCGGGAGGATAGTCCTGTTGAAAAATAATTTTTTTAAAAGTGTTGACAAAGCCGGGGAGATGGGTTATAATATGTATAACAAAGGCAGACTTAAGCGGTCAGCCGAACGTGGTTAGTCGAAAAAACAACTTACCTTTGCCGGGGCGGTTGTTTTTTCATTTCAACAATAATCATGTAGATTACTAATAATTTAAGAAATTCTACTATTATATCCATGAGCATCACTCCTTTCATTTGAATCGTGCCGTGAAAAGGAGCTCAGCCAACCGCCTAATAACCATGTCTGCCCTTGTTAAAACTGATTATAACACATTTTTTGACAAAAATCAATACTAAAACGACAACTTCTTCACAAAAGAGGTTGTTATTTTTGTAAAACAAGAGCGGAGGTGTCGGTGGCTTTGCCGCCGAGCAGTCCGCTTGACGAAAGTTTGTAGGAGGTGTTACCCATGTCAAACCGCAAAGAATATCAACTCATAATGCAATTAAAAGCGGAATTGGGTAACGACTTCCGCAATCATTTCAGTGTCGCCGGAAATGCCGTCAAAGACCTGCAAAATGACATTTCCAAATTCAAGAAGCAACAATCCGAGCTCGACAAAAGCCTTAAACTCGGTGAGATAGACACCGATACTTTTACGGCAAAAAGCGCGGTAATAACAGCCGAAATTGACAGGCTCAGTCAAAGGCAAAAGGAGTTGGCAACACTCGAAAATTGGCAGCGCAAAAACTCCGAGGCGTTAAAAGCGGCGGGGGCTGATTTTGCCAAAACGACTGCTGTTGTTGCGGCGGCGGGGGCGGCTTTTTACAAGGGTTTTATCGAGCCTGCCGCGGATTACGAGAGCGAAATGTCGAATTTGGCGGCTATTACGGGTGCGACTAAAGACGAACTGCAACAAATGGCGGACGGAATTCCGAGAATGAGAGGCGGATGAGTTATGCGTAAATATTCTACAATCAGCGGCGATATGTGGGACTTAATCGCATTCAAAACCATGGGCAGCGAATACCACAAAGACAAGCTCATGAACGCAAATAGACGGCATCGAGCCGTCTATATTTTTTCTGCGGGTGTGGAGTTGGTTGTACCTGATGTTCCTGTGGTGAGTGGGGCGGGGTTGCCTCCGTGGCGGCGGTGAGTAGCGACTTACACGTTTAATTTTTCTTTCAATGCCTGTTGAAGTGTTTGAGAGAAATTAATCCGCGAGTCTTCGGCTAAAGCGTTAAGCCAAGAGGGGATTGTCAGCGTTTTTTTAATAAACTTATTTTCGGTGCGACGGCGATATTCCGCAACGTCAACCGATATAAATGTCGCAACATCACCCTCTTGCAACGCTAAAGAAGATATATCGCTCGGTTTCGGATGCTCTTCCCCCATATCTTCCATTTTGCATAATGCAGATACGAGAAAATCCTCCGCCATAACTATTCCGTCCGCTATATCGTCTCCTTGAGTTGCCCCTTTTTTAATATCGGGAAAAAATATACAAAATCCATATCCCGCTTCCGGGCGAAATATTGCAGGGTATACGCGCCTCATAGTCGAAACCTCCTTTTGATTTTTAAGCAAGGGAGATTTAGGGTTATTTTAACCCCAAATCTTCAAGTATACGCTCTCTTAACCCTGTGCCTAACTCCTTTGAGTTGTGGCGTGGTATTTGAGACATTTTGCCGTTTTTAGGGTTAATATACCAGTCATGACGAGTGCCGTGACTGTCAAATTTTATACCCTGTTTTTTTATTTGGCGAATGAATTCAGACACTTTCATGGCTTCCCTCACTTTCTATATTTATTATAACACGTATTAAATACGTTGTCAAGCGTTATTTCAAAAATTTTTTTATTTTTAAGGAACTTACCACATGAACCTTTCAAGGCGAACGGAACTCATAATCAACATCAGCAACACAGACATTTCCGCTGACATAAATAAATACTTCATCAATGCAGTCTACACCGAGCATTCCGAGGACAAAGCGGACGATTTGCGGCTTGAACTCGATGACAGGGATTCACACTGGATTAGTTGGCTTACAGGCATGAAGGGTGCCATTATTTCATGTGTGATTGTGCAGAGGAATTGGAATGGTGACGGGGGGGTAAGTCGCTTGGATTGTGGTCAATTCGAGATTGATTCTATATCGTTTAACGGTCCGCCATCACGAGTGTCAATCAAGGCGACTTCGCTTCCGCATGGTTCGACCGTGCGTACCGAAATCAAGACTAAGGCGTGGGAAAATATAAAATTGTCGGCGATTGCGGGTGAGATTGCAAGTCTAAACGGGTTGGAATTTATGTTTGAATCCGACTTTGACCTGGTCTATGACAGGCGGGAGCAAATCCAGACTTCCGATGTGGTGTTTTTGCAGGATTTATGCTACAGTGCGGGGATTTCTCTCAAAGTCACCGACAATAAAATTGTTATGTTCGATGCCGGGAAATATGAGGCTATGCCGCCTGTTTATGTAATCAGCAGCGAAAACTCGGACATTAAATCTTGGAGGTTCGCAACTTCACTGAAAGATGCAAGTTACTCAAGCTGTCATGTGAGTTACACCGAGCCGCAAACGGGCGAAACTTTCGATTCGAGAGTGGAGAGCGGCAGTGCGGAAAGCAGCGGGCAGGTTCTTGAGATTAACGAGAAAGTCGGTAGTCAAGACGAGGCTCGACAGCTTGCCGAGAATCGGCTTCGACAAAAGAATAAAAACGAGTTTCAAGCGGAGTTTACTCTGTGTGAGAATGTCCAGCTTGTCGCCGGAGTGACGGTGGATTTAGTCGGGTGGGGCTTCTTTGACGGGCGGTATATTATTGAGACGACTATTCGGAATATTTCCGGTAGCGGCGGGACTTTGCAGGTTAAATTGAGACGAACAATTGACAATTGACAATGGACAATTACGGGGGATTTTATGAACAATTCTGTTATGCAAAATATAGTGCGGATTGGCACGGTTTCGAGTGTAAATGCCGACAACCGTACCGCTCGTGTGGCTTTCGCCGATAAAGCGGGACTTGTTTCTGGGGATTTGAAAGTTGTGAAAAATACTTGCTCCCCCAACTGCGAGGGAGATTCTTGCTGTTCCCTGTCGCCGTGGTTGCCGCAAGTCGGGGAGTTGGTTCTGTGCGTGTTCTTGCCGAATGGCGAGGGTCACGGGTTTGTTGTGGGCAGTTTGGAGTGTTGAGAGTTGAGAGTGAGGAATTATGGTTATAGGTTCGTTAGGTGACGTGATTTTCAACGTGTCGCGCAATCAAGTCAAGACGTTCTCGAATATGCAAATTAGCGGCACGGCACAGTGGGCTTCGCATAATCGGCACTTGAAAAGTACGCTGATTGAGTTCACCGGAAATGATTTAGACAAGCTGACTTTTACAATGTTGTTGTCGGCGTTTAACGGGGTGAATCCCACTGTTGAAATCGCCAAGCTGACCTCACACAAGAAGTCGGGGCGAGTACTGAGGTTGATTGTCGGCGGACGGCATTACGGGCGGTTTGTGATTCAGTCACTTTCGCAAAGTTTAGAGCGGTTTGATGGCAGTTACGAGGACGGTAGTGTCCGTGCCAAGCGGTTCATCGAGTTGGTCAATCGTTACACCGATTTTACCGAGTTGACAATCCCGATGCTCAACGAGTTTGTCAACAAAATCATCGTCCACGAGCGTGACACAAAAGGCGCGATTGATTCCACGCAAAAGGTTGAAATTCATCTGAATTTCATTGGCGAATATCAGCCGCCGATGCCCGAACCGCTCCCGCTCACCCCCGAACAGGAGGAAGAGCAACGCTTGATTTTACAGCGACGTGAGAAGTACCGCCAGAATTACCTCAAACGCAAGGAAAGCGGTAAACAAGCCGAGTACGACCGCCGTTACAAGGAGAAAGTCAAGGCTCGTAAAGCCGCTGTCAAAGCGCAATTGTTGGAGGATGGTGTTGTCCTCGGTGCGAGTTCTGTTGCGCCTGTGCCTGTGTCGAAATAGTGCAAAATCGGACACTGTTATGGTGTCCGATTTTGTGTGGAGAATTCATATCAGCGCATTTCAACAAAGCGTCTCCCAGCCCCAACTAAAGTCAAACTACAGCCTAAGCCGCTTAGAAAAGATGTAAATTCGTATGAAAGTCCTATTGAATGACTAACAAGCAGGGAAATTGCAAGGAATCCTACGCCAATTCCGATAATTTGATTGCTTTTCAACATTAAAATCACCTCCTTTTTATTTTAATATCACAACCCTAATAACTCCGCATGACTGCCTGTGCCGTAAAGGTATAAAATCAGCTCTTTGTTACGTTTCTCGTAGACTAGCAACCAGTCGCCCGCACCGTTGATGTGACACTCACGATAGTTCTTGAAATTGCCTTTTAATTGATGGTCTTTCCAGTTTTCGGGGAGCGGAATATCTTGCATTAACTGTCTAATTCCCCAATCGAGCATAGCTAAATCTTTGCCTTGCTTTTTGGCAAGTTTGCGTGTTCGCTTATAATTCGATGACGGAATAAGAGTATAAATCCGATTATTCATCGTCATCTTCCTCCGCGTCTAAAGCCGCATTCATTTCTTCAACGCTGTTGTACATTTTTGCAGTGCCGTTTGCGACAGCCGCATACATCTCTTCCGCTTCAGCCAACACTTCGGCTTCAAATTGAGGTGTGTAACCGTTTTCGGTCAGTTCCACTGATGATAAATCAAACGGCACACGCTTTTTGAGATAAATCTGCCTGAGCGTTAGATTAAAGACATCGCTGAACGACAATCCGATTGCCGCAAGAATAGGCTCGACTTGCGACTTTATTTCGGGATTAACCCTAATGTGCATTCCACTTGAACGAGTGCTTGTATTTGCCATGAAATCACCCCCTATTAACATTTTACACGAAACGTCCGCAAATGTCAAGCGTTTTTTGAAAATTTTCTAAAAAATTTTTCAAGTCCCGAAAAAGCCGATAAGCTGTCATCCCACCAATCAACATGAAAATCCCGCGCAAGAATATCAAGAACAGCCTCGTCAAGTTCATCTAATTTAGCATATATAATCGCATAACCGGAAAGGCGAATATTTCGGCAGTCTGTTTTAATATTTCCACAGCAGTATTGTAATAATGCGCTTTCCAGTTAGCATCGTTGTTATACTGGTCGGGGAAGAAATACTTGTCGGGGTCGGACTTCGCAATTTCAACTGCTTTCAAATACGCACCGTCGGAACTTTCAAGCGGGTCTGTTTCGATAATTTCAGCCCCATAAGCCTTGAGGATTTTCTTACGCTCCATGCTCGCATTTGAGGGCAAGCACAGCGTGACTTTATAGCCCAAAGTTGCACCGAACATAGCGTAGGCGATTCCCGTATTCCCGCTTGTGGAATCGAGGATAGTCTTACCCTTCGTGAGCCGCCCATCTGCGATTGCTTCAAGCAGCATCAGCTTCGCCGCCCTGTCCTTAACCGAACCGCTCGGATTGAAATACTCGGCTTTGGCGTAAATACGGCAGCCGTCCATGTTTATCTCAAGTAGCGGCGTATTACCGACACAATATAAAATATTCATGTTCGTCTCCTTTGAATTTCATACTAAACATAGCGACTTAATATGCATTATTAACATGATACCACATTTGAAATTCTTTGTCAAACGTTTTTGTGAAATTTTTGTGAAATTATTTTCACAAAAATGCTTGACATTGTCCGGCGAGTTTGTTATAATTAATATTTTATGTGTTTCGTATGTGTTGAGTGTGCAATGCCCAAAAGAGCGGGTTTAAGGGCGGCAGCCCTTTTCTGCGGAGCAGACCCATGGTGTTTGATGCGTTCAAGATTGCGGCAGTCGATTCCGCGCCGTCTTTGTCGCCTATTACCTACAACAACAAGAGCGGCGCGGCTATTACTGTTAATTACAGCCCCGCTATTTCCTCCGGGGGGAGTGTTCCCGCCGATTTGGAAGAAATTCTGAAACGGCATG